ATCGACATCTACCAGGAGCCCTACTGGGAGCGCGTCACCTCGACCGCTTCGATCAACGGCCAGCAGATCGCACAGGCCTTCCTCAACTCGCAGGACGGATGGCTGAGCCAGATTGGCCTCTTCGTCTCGCGGAAGGCAGCGACCGGCGACATCACTGTCCTTGTCTGCGAGACTTCCTTTGGAATGCCCGATCTGACGCGAGTCCTGTCGCGAACCACCGTGCCGGTGGCGGAGATCAAGGTCGGCACCATCTCCGGCGGTATCGGGCTGCCGTCCCTGGTCGAGACCAGGATCGTCCTGCCGCCGACATATCTCGTCGCCGGCCGGCGCTATGCGATCGTCTGCGTCACCACCGGCGATCACTATGTGGCGATGACCAACACCGACAACGGCGTCGTGCAGGGGACATTCTTCGTCTCGACCGATGGCGCCTTCTATGCCGGCAATCTGACCGACGATCTGAAGCTCCGGCTGTACTTCGCAAAGTTCGAGCGGACGCGGCTCTCGGTCGAACTGATCGCGCTCCAGCTCGCCGGCGGTATCCTCGATATCGACATCCTCAACGAGGGGATTACCCCGCCTGCCTGCCGGACCGACTTCGAGGTCCAGGTGAATGGGGCCTGGGTGCCGCTCGACGGCGCCCCGAATGGTCCAAACCTCGCAGGCCTCCCGGCCATCCTTCCACTCCGTGTCACCCTCACCGGGACCACCGACCTGATGCCCGGCTTGGGTCTGACCGGTTCGCAGGTGATCGTCAGCCGGCCGAAGACCTCCTTCACGTGGATCGGCTCCCACCGCACTCTCGGCTCGCCGAGCAACAGCATCAAGGTCATCGTCGATCTGCAGGCTTACGAGGAAGCGGCTCACGATTGCACTGTCTCGCTGCTCACCGGGCCGGCGCTGACCGGCACCGAGACGGCCGACGTTGTCGAGGACGTGACGCTGCCGGACGGCTCGCTCCGGCGAACAGCTATCTTCAATGTGTCCGCGGTCAGCAGCTACGCTGTGAAGATCGTCGGCGCCACCACCAGTGCTGCAGACCTGTTCCACGTCGGCGAGCTGATCGAGTTCTCGCAGTCGTAGCGGGCGCATCCGACAAGCTGGAGGAAGACGCCGATGGCCAAGAAGCCCTCGCACTACGAACTGACCGTCAACCGGCCGGTCGAGATCGCCGGTATCCGCTTCCGGCCTGGAGCAAGGTACCGGGTAAAGACAGCGATCTACGATGCGATCAAACAGGCTTCGCCGGAAGCCATCGCTTCGACCAGCCCGATCCTCAAAGGATGATCCGATGCTGAGGTTCGAGGATCTCCGGGTTCGGGATCAGCAGGTTCTCGACCGCGACTTCTTCAACCGGCGCTTCCGGCTGATCGCCGAGAGCCTCGGTCAGATCGACGCCGGCCTGGCCACCGTTACGGAGGCCACAGACCGGCTCGTTACGCTTGGCCTCAATCGCGTCAATGAAGTCCTCGGCCCGGCACTCGCTCAAGCCCAGGCCGCTGCCGTCAGCGGCTTTCTGGTTGCCACCTCCGCCACCCCGCGGTCTCTCTCTGTCGGGCTCGAGACGACGCTGGCCGTCGACGATACGCCGGCGCGGTCGCTCTTCGCCCCGACGCCCTACGTGATCCTATCGCGGCAGGCCGAAGATTCGGTTGACGACTGGGCCATGCTGCGCGTCCACACCTATGATCGGAGCAATGGCGGGCTCGCCTTCACGGTTGTCGCGGTCCATGGGGCGCTGGCCGGTATGGAGCATGCCGATTGGGTGATCTCGGCAAGCGCCGGTCTCGCCCAGTCCATCCTCGAAGTCGCTGCCGCGGTTGATGCGACGCTGACGCTGGCCGAAGAGGCAGCAGCCACGGCCGAGGCGGCCGCTGCCACCGCGGTCCAGATCATCGCCAATGGCCCGGTCTCATCGGTGAACGGCAAGACCGGCCTGGTCTCCCTCGGCATGGCCGACATCCCGAACCTCGTCGCTTCTATTGGCGCCAAGGCCGACAGCAATCACGGCCATGCCATCGCCCATGTCTCGAACCTGCAGGCGACGCTCACGGATCTGCAGGGCCAGATCACCAACTTTGACGGCGGTGCCTACTAAACGCCGCGACCCGTTGAGGGCGACATGGCAAGTATTATCCGGTTGAAGCGCTCCGCGAGCGCCGGGAAAGTCCCGCTCACGACCGACCTCCAGCTCGGCGAGCTCGCCGTCAACACCAATGACGGCCGGCTCTATCTGAAGAAGGACAATGGTGCCGCCTCCATCGTCGAGATCGGGCCCGTGACCTCGGTCGCCGGTCGGACCGGCGCCGTTGCCCTCAGCGTGGCCGATGTGGCTGGTTCCGTCACGTCGGTCGCCGGCAGAACTGGCGCGGTAACGCTGGCAATCTCCGACGTGGCCGAGCTCTCGGCTTCGCTCACTCCCGTCGGCGCCGTCATACCCTATGCTGGACTCTCGGCGCCGGCAAAATGGCTCTTCTGCTTCGGTCAGAATGTCAGCCGCACCACCTATGCCGCGCTGTTCGCCGCGATCTCTACGACTTACGGCGCCGGCAACGGTTCGACCACCTTCACCCTGCCGGACCTGCGCGGGCGCGTCGTTGCCGGTCAGGACGATATGGGTGGGTCGAGCGCCAACCGGCTTACGTCGCCTCTTAACGGCGACACCCTCGGCGGCGCGGGGGGCGCGGAGGCGCATCAGCTCACTGTCGCCGAGCTGCCCAGTCACAACCACACGACCGGCGCGTGGGCCTTTGCGACATTCGTCGGAGCGGGCGGGGGCTACACCGTCGTCGGCGGTAACAACTTCGCTTCCACATACGGCACGCCCTATACCGGCAGCGATACCGCGCACAACAACGTCCAGCCGACCTTGGTCCTCAACTACATGATCTACGCCGGAGCCTGATCGCGATGCTGACCATTAGTCGCGCCGACCTCCAGCGCTTCGGCGGTGGAGCCGCCTTCGCCGAGGCAATTGCCACGTTCGCAGCGGCCATCGAGGTGCATCGCCACACCGTCGACGTTCCGGCCCCAACCTCGGACCCCTTGGTGGAGGTCGTCGTTCGCCAGTACGGCAGCCAGTACGACATCGAGCCGGAGCCGGGACCCGAGCCTGAACCCGAGCCGGAGCAGCTGCCGCCAGCTTGGCGCGTGTCGACCTACCGTATCGTCAGGCGACTCGAGCAGGCCGGGCTGATCGACGCGGCTGACGCAGCGCTCGCTGCGCAACCGGTTCTGTTCCGACGGTTCTACACTGCCGGTTCGCTCCCGCACGACGATCCCGATGCTTTGGCCTTTCTGGGGGCGATTGGTGCTGATCCGACAGCGATTCTCGCACCGGAATAGTCGGAATCTGCGTCACCAGTGCTGAAGAGGTCCCCGCTCGTTCCACCCGCTACGGGACGCGATCTTCGGTGACTTCGAGGACGCGCGCTTGAGGGTTCTTCATCCAGTTCAGGCCGGCCCACATCGCCCGAAGCCTCACAAGCATTGCTTCCGCCTCGTTGCGCGTAGCGAACTCCAGATCGACGATCACATACTTCTCGTCGTCCAACGGCCGCATGACGCGATGCCGCTTTACGCCCGATCGTTGCCGCCCGAGCGGGTCTTCGTCGAAGACTTTCTTCCAGCCCTCGTAGGACGGGACGGCGTGTTCAATCCGAAGCGCATGCATGGATCACCTCTTCTGAAAAGTGGCAAGCCCTCGCCATCATGCGCGAGCGCCGCGGTTTCGACCAGTGCAGCCGGCTCCTCGTTCTGGCGCTCTGCCGCACCCTCCTCCAGTCACCCAGTTCGCCTGTGAGCCAAGTTCCTTTGGATTTTGAGGAGATATCGCGATGAGCGATCCGACCTTTGGCATTTCGATCACGCGGATCGACAACGAGCCGCGACCCGCCGTCTGGAGCGACATGGCCGTGGTCGGCATCATCGGAACGGCGCCGGACGCCGACGTCGATGCTTTCCCGGTCGACACGCCGGTGTTCATGTATTCCGACGATGCGGCGAAGCTGACCGCCCTCGGGGCCGCTGGCACCCTTGCCGGCGCGCTCAACCTGATCAACGCCCAGCTCGGGGAATTCCAGGTCGCGGCCAAGGTGGTCGTGGTGCGGGTCGCCGACGGTGAGGATGCGGACGAAACGATCATCAATATCGTCGGTGACGGCAGCACGACCGGTCTCGCAGCATTCGTCGAAGCGGGCCCGCTGCTCGGCGTCATCCCGCGGCTCCTCTGCGCGCCGGGTTTCACCAGCCAGCGGGAAGGCACCAGCGCCAATGCCGTCTGCACGGCGCTGCCGGCCATCTGCGCCAAGCTCCTCGCTCATGCCGTGGTCGACGGACCCGCGACCACCGAGCAGGCCGCCCTCGACTGGCGGGAGACGATATCGAGCAGCCGGCTGATCCCGGTCGACCCGGCGGTCAAGGTTCTTACGGGTACGGCACAAACACTTGTTCCTATGTCGCCCGCCGTGATTGGCATCGCGGTCCGGCGCGACCACGAGAAGCAGGGGCGACCGTTCCATTCATGGGCCAACCAGCCGGTCCAGGGCATCATCGGCCCTTCGCGGCCGATCAACTTCTCCTTGACCGACGGCGCTACCGAAGGCCAGCGGCTACTATCCAATAATGTCGGCGTGCTGCTCCGTGGCGAAATGGGCGTCGAAACCGCGATCGCCGCGGGTGGCTTCGTGTTTGTTGGCACCGACAACGCCGGTGAGGACGATCTCTGGCGCTTCTACAACGTGACGCGCGGCCGCGATTACATTCACCTGATGTTCCTCCGGACGCTCCGCTTCTACCTCGGCCGCTTCAACATCACCGGCCAGACGGTGCAGGCGGTGCTCAACACCATGGGCTTCGCGCTCCGTGATCTCAAGGCGGACGGCGACATCCTCGGCTACGAGGTGAAGTTTACCCGTGACCAGAACAGTCCAGAGCAGCTCCGCCTCGGCCGGTTCACGATCAACTTCGCGGCCGAGGAGGCGCCGGTGCTCCGTTACCTCGGCATCCAGTCCGCCCGCTACCGGCCGGCTCTCGACGACCTCCTCGACGACCTCCTCGCCCAGGTCGACGCGGTCACCGGCTGAACCAGATCTGACCTTAGGCGATGACACCGAGTGCATACGTCTACGCCGTTCGCGTGGACGGGGTCGTCAGATATGTGGGCAAAGGCAGTGGCCGCCGAGTGCGATCGCACATGAAGATAGTCCGTAGCCTCGTAAGGCGACGGGCGGCGGGTGAACCGGCTCCGGCTCCAAGTGGGTTCTATGAGCGGCTTTGCACAGCTTACCTTGAGGGCTGCGAGATCGAGCCTTGCATCCTGATCGGCGGCCTGAGCCACGAAGAAGCGTTCCGCCGGGAGATCGAAGTTCGCGAGGGTTTCCCAGTGGCGCAGCTTTGGAACGCAGGACGATGCTGGGACAAGCCGGAATATCGGGCCAAGCAAGTGGCCCGCTGGCGGGATCCCGAGCTGCGAGCGATCCACAAGCAGAGTGTCGCGGCTGCGATGACGACCGAGGAGCGATCGGCTCGCGCAAGGCGGATGGCATCCTCCTGGGCCAGTTCCGAAGGCCGCGCGAGACTAATGGCCGGGATGCGCCGGTCGCGAGAGCGAGCTTTCGGTACGACCCTGATGGGAGCCGTCCTGAACCATATCCGGGAAAATCCAGGCAAGTCGTTTTCGGAGCTCTGGGCGGCGTTTCCAGGGAGGCGGGTCCCGAACGCGCTGACGAAACTCCGCCACCGCGGCTTGATCCAGAAGGCCGACGGTAAGCACGGGGCCTACTTCGCAGTCAGATCTTTCAACCCGGAAGGACAAGCATCGTGAGCACGATTCATCTGATGGAGGCGGCTAACCTTTTCTGTGGTGATCACGACCCCTCCGCGTCGAAGCACCTGACCCTGGTCGAGCTGAAGCTGCCGCCGCTCCAGGAGATGTACCAGGACCACCACCCCGGCGGCTCCCGGGTCCAGATAGAAGTCGCCGTCGGCATCCAGAAGCTCGAGCCGACCTTCAAGCTCAACGGCTGGGATCCCGATCTCCTCACCCAGTTCGGACTCGGTGCGTCCCGCTCCAAGGTGTTCACCGCCTATGGCGTCGTCCGCGACAAGCGCACCGGCATCGCCCACGAGGCGAAGGCCATCATCGAAGGGCGCCTCGGCAAGATCGAAGCCGACGCCTTTCAGCGTGGCGAGGTCATGGGCCACGAATACGCAATCAACGAGGTGATGCACTACGAGCTCTGGCTCGGCGAGAAAGAGAAGCTGTTCTGGGACTTCTTCTCGACCGACTGGCGCCTCGACGGCGTCTCCCAGAACGACGACGAGCGCCGCATTCTCCGCGTCCCGACCGGCGTCTGATCGTCTGATCGAAAGGAACGACCTATGAGCAAGCCGAAGGCCATTCGCCTGTCACATCCGATCGCCTGGGATGGCAGGACCTTAACGGAGGTCCAGGTTCGTCGTCCGAAGGTCAAGGACCTCCGCGCCATGGAGCGCGATACTCCGAACCCGGCGAACCAGATCGATCAAGGCGTCGCCATGGCGGCACTCCTGACCGAGCTCCCGGTGGAGGTCATCGACGAAATGGATGCCGTTGACTTCGCCGCGGTGTCGGAGGTGATCGCGGGTTTTTTGCCTCAGGGCCCGGCACCCGCAACTGGCGCGGCGTCGTAGCCGACACCGCGCACATCCTGTCCACGCCGCTTCCGGCCTTCGACGAGATGGATTGGGCCGAGGTCTTGCTGTGGCACGGCGAGGCTGCCCGCCTGGCCCGGAGGCACGGCTGATGGGAGGCGAGCATGGCCAACCTCACCTCCCAGTTGATTGTCCAGCTGCTGGACAAGGTGTCCGGGCCAGCGCGCGGAGTCGCCAACAGCCTACGGGGCATTTCGGATGCGGTCCGCGCCGCCAACAATGCGCCGCTCTCCTTCAGCGACCGGCTCGATGCTGCGATTGCCCGCAACAACCACGCTATTGCCAATGCCAGCGCCGGCGTCATGGATGCGATCGGGGCATTCTATGTGCTGAAGTCAGCCATCAGCGCGCCGATCCAGGCCGCCAACGCGCTCGAGACCGCACTCGCCGAGCTTGGCGCCAAGGCCAACCTGTCCGAAGATCAGCTTCGTTCTGTCGGCGAGGCTGCCAAGACGGTTGGTCGCGAGGTAAACCAGTTCACCGCCGACATCATCCGGGCCGAAGACTTTATCGTCGGCATGGGCCTCGATCTCGACCGGGCCGCGCGCGCGATGCCGGCGATCGGCAAGGCGGCGACGGCGACCAAGGCCGACATCCTCGATCTGTCGAAGGCAGGCTACGCGGCGATCTCCAATCTCGGGCTTGCCCCGGAAGAGTTGACCCGAGCCTTCGACATGATGGCGCTCGCCGGCAAGGAGGGCGGGTTCGAGCTGAAGGATATGGCGCAGTACCTGCCGGCGATCACCGGACTGGCCGGCTCGAAAGGGCTGACCAGCGCCGGGGGGCTCGCGGATATCGCCGCAGCGCTGCAGATCGTCCGTCGCACGGCAGCCGATGGCGCGGAGGCCGCCACCAACTTCAACAACATCCTCCAGAAGATCAACGCCAACGACGCGATCAAGAACTTCGCCAAGTACGGCATCGACATCAACGCGGTGCTGAACGAGGCGGTTGCCGAAGGTGAGAGCCCGCTCGAGGCGGCGCTTCGTGCCATCGACAAGGCGATCGACGGTGATCTCGCGAAGCTCGGCACGCTCTTCGCCGATGCCCAGGTCCAGAAGGGCTTGATCCCGCTGCTCCAGGGAATGGACGACTATATCGCGCTTCGGGAGAAGGTGACCGGCGCCTCCGGCGTCATCGATGCCGACTTCGATCGGATGATGGCGACGAGCGAGGAGAAGCTGAAGAGTTTTCAGATCGCCTGGGCGAATTTCCAGTCGACGCTTGGCGCCTCTCTCGTCCCAGCGCTCAATGCCGTCGCTGCGGCCCTGCTGCCGGTTCTGGAGGGCATCACTAGGCTGATCCAGCAGTTCCCGGAACTGACCGGCGGGGTGGTCGCTTCGGCGGCAGGGTTCATCGCGCTCAAGGGAGCAATCTCCGCCCTGTCGTTCGTCGGCCTCCTCGGCAAGGGTGGACTGCTCTCCGCCGTGTCCGCAGTGAGGAGCTTGGGCGTCGCCCTTGGCGCCGTCGCGGCCGTCGGTGCCATACCATTGGCCGCCATCGCCGCGGCCGTAGCCGCAATCGGCGCGGCCGCGCTCTTCGTCAGGAACAACTGGGAAGGGTTGAAGTCGTTCTTCGCCGGGTTTGCTGAGGGGTTCGCGGCTGCTTTCGCCCCGGTCGCGCCCATCATCCAGCCGGTGGT